ATAATACCTATACCAATCTTTGACATTATATATAATTTATAATAAATAATTAATATGGCCAGCGTAGAAGTAAGTATAAACCAGTTACCTGTAACAAATCAAATCACAGATGGTGATTTTTTAATTGTTCAAACACCTAATGCGACAAATCGATTAGATTTTAGTGATTTTGTTATTGGGTTAGATAACACTACGTTTAAGAATACTATTGAAACTAATACGACTGATATTGAAGCTCTATCAGCTGATATTGAAACTAATACGACTGATATTGAAACTAATACGACTGATATTGAAACTAATACGACTGATATTGAAGCTCTATCAGCTGATATTGAAACTAATACGACAGATATTGAAACTCTTTCAAGTACATTATACGATAGTACACCTGATACTAATGCAGGACAATCTACCCACTCGATACCTATAACAATAGGCGGTGTAAATTACGCAATAATGCTGTCAGCTACTAGCTAGTAACCTCACCATCAGAACCTAATACCTTCTTAATCTGTTCGCGCTCGTAAGCAAGCGCTTGCTGGAGATCTTTTGCTTCAATTTGGGAATCGATCAGATTTTGCATTGACTGAGCATCAGAATCTAAGAACTGACCATCAGATGGGTTAATTAGCTCATTTAAGCTCTCTTCTGTGCCGCCAATTAAATCACCATCAACATCTAGATATTGCTTAATCATAGCAATTCGAGTTTGGCGATCTCCAAAAACTTCGATCCAACCAGGAGCATCGTCTTTTGGAAAGAAAGGATTTTTTCCATTATTTTCATAATGTTGCGCTCCAATCATCTTAAAGATGTTATCGATCTCTTTAATATATTCAGGGTCAGTTTCGCGTACACCGTCGTTCTCGATTTCAACAGGAGCCGCTTTTGTAATAGGTATAAAGAATATAATATCTAAATGCTTCATACTCTCGCATACCAATGGTATACATTTATCAATAAATTCCTTATCAATATCACCTACACCCTTTTCAAAACACCAGAGAGAATAGACTAGATTATCAATCGGGCATCTATCCATAATCACATAATCATCAGACTTAAATGTCTGCATTTCATCGATCATGTGGTTCAAAATCTTCCATTGAGTATCTTTTGTCGCGTTTTTACTATGCGGTAACTTCTCAGATACTAACTTAGCTCTATATGTCGAGCTCTCTGTTCTATGATTTGACCATTCTTGTACAAAGTCGTTAATTAATGTAGACTTACCCTGATTACCAGTTCCGCTAATTGCAATTCTCATAATATTATTTTATACTATAAACTTGATTTTTCAAGTACTTAATTTATAATATATTGTATGATAGTTTTTAACGAGGAAGAGCATACCTATATAGATACCGAAACAGGTAAGAAGCTTATATCTGCAACTACCTTGATTGGTAAGTTTAAGCCGCAGTTTGATAAGATTGGTAATGCTACACGTGTCGCAAAAAGAGAAGGAGTGACCGTAGATTTCATACTCGAAGAATGGGAAGCAGAAAAGAATAGAGCTTGCGATTACGGTACACATGTACATAAGGTAATGGAAGATTTTCTCGGTGAAGGTATTGAAGAGTCAGAATATGAACAGCTATACACATCATATAAAAAATGGGAGCATATATTTAAAAAGTTTCCGACACTCACATGTGAGATGAGACTTAATAATGTTGATCTGAATATTGCCGGTACGGCAGATTTAGTATACGAGAATAAAAACTATTTTTATATCGGAGATTTTAAAACGAATAAAGCTTTTAGATTTTATAGTGAATATAATGAGTTTTTTAAGAAACCGGTCGACCATCTAGGGGTATGTGAATTTAATACATACTCATTACAGCTCTCACTATATGCATATCTATACGAATTAAGCAGTGGGAAAAAATGCAGCGGTTTAGTTATCTTCTATAAAAATAACGACGCTTGGTATCCAATTCGATTAAACTATATGAAGAAGGAGATTATTGCTCTAATTGAAGATTACAATAATCCCAGTTAACAATTTTTAAGAATTGCTTGATATACTTCTCTCGATCCGGTCCGTACTTCTTATAATATGCATGCTCCCATACATCAATTCCTAAGATAGGAGTACCTTGATCAAACATAAGCGGGTTATCTTGATTGTCTGTCTGTACAATTTTTAATGTATTACCCCTCTTAACAAGCCATACCCATCCTGAACCGAAGTGTGATTTAGCTTGCTCTGTAAATTCTTTATAGAAGTTCTCTACTGTTTTATACTTTTTCTCGATGGCATCTTTTATATTACCTCTAATTGGATGTTTATTAGGCGTCATCATATTCCAGAAAAGTTGATGATTATAAGCTCCTCCTGCATTATTACGAACAGCGGCTTTTTTATTACCAGCCTTTTTAATTAATTCTTCTAAAGGAGGCTGTGATACACCTATAGCATTATTTAACTTTTTTACATAACCCTTATAATGCTTATTATAGTGGAGCTTCATTGTCTCCTCATCTATATAAGGTTCTAACGCATTAAATGCGTATGGTAGTTTTACTGGCTTATAACCGCCTACCTCTTCTAGAATTAAATCTGCTAACTTATCATAGTTCATTTTTTACCGCCCTTCATATTATTTCAAATCCTAATTCACTCGGTGTTTTACCAATATGTTCTTCATTAAGATAGCCTTTACTTCTGCATACACTTAAGTAACTGATTGGTTTTTTGTTATTTTTCTGGCATGCTAAAATTAAAAAACCTCCTGTGATATCTCCAGGACAAGCTTTAGCAGCTAAATTAAAAGATTCATATACTCCCCATGGTGTCTTTATCATACCTTTATGTCTACCATTTTTCTTACCTAAATGAGATACTCTTTGTTTATTTTTATATTCTTGATTTCTTTGTGGTTTCTTCCAACCTTTCATACTCCCTCCAGTACCACCTATTTTCATATTATAACAATTAGGGTTATCTACTAATTCCTTAGTTACTATAGATGCTTCTAAAATTTCTGTTTCTTTTTTACTACCGCATTTATGTAGTATTTCTTTGGTAAAATTTTCCTTACCGTATTTTTTTACAGCTGCAACTAAAGCTTTACCACTCCCTAGATAATTTTTATCATCAGTATTTTGTTTACCTGTATAAAATTTACCGTTTATATTATTAGTAGTTTTATAAATTATATTCATTTCTTAGATTTCTTCTTTCCAGCTTTCATGTTAAGGCACCACTGATACATTTTTCCTTTTTCACCACTGTATTTTTTAGCTTTTTTACGAAGTTCAGTTACTGACCCTTTACAACTAGCACCTGACCTCTTAACTCTGCCCGGTCTGCTCTTACCCTTCTTTTTACCATCGGCATAGTTTTCTGAGAAAAAGTGTATAAATGAATTCATTTTTTAAGGAAGAGTAAGTCTTTGTAAGCTTTTTTACTGAGTTTCAAGCTATATACCATATTTATATCAACGAACCTAAAGCCTACATGTTCGTGACTTAATTTTATAAATCGCGATTTAAGTTTACTATAAAAAATTACTCTTTTCGGTTTTTTGCTGAGAATACGCACTGGTACCATATCTATTCCGGTCTCTTCTTTAAATTCACGCTTCGCGCCAGTTAATATATCCTCTCCTACTTTGATATGGCCGCCTGGTAGTTCATACGTACCATCTTTATTCTGTAGAAGTAATAATTTACCCATGTAAATTGCTATAGTTTTTGCAGAAATACTCGAATCATTCGCTGAGCGGTCGCTTTCTTTAGTAAAATTAGGTGAAGACATATAAGTATTTATAAATATTTATGACATGTTTGGACTTATTACAATGTTACTTACAACACTCGGTGCAACGGGTATGGGCTCGATGCTCAAGATTGTCGGTGGTCTCTTCGCAGGTATATCAGACGCTAAAGACTCTAAAGCTAAAAGAGAGCTTATTAGAGATATGCAAATGCAAAAAGCAGATCTTGAATTTCAAAAGGCTGTCTTCGGTGAAATGGATAAAGATACATCTGCTTTTACCAGGGGTACTCGTAGGCTCATTGCTCTTATCGGGATGTGTAACTTTTTCGTCATCTCAGTCCTCTGTACCCTCTGGCCAGGAGTCGAGCTCGTTACCTTTACCCCTCCCGAAAACAAAGAGTCGTTCAAAATCCTCTGGGGATTGGTTTCTTTCCCCTCAGGAGCAGACATTACCACCTCAATTACGACAGGGCACATTGCTTTGGTCTCAATCGCCACTTTGGGAGCGATAATTGGTTTCTACTTTACACCAGGAGGTAAGAGATGATAGGTGATATATTGACATTTATTGAAAAAGTTGGTTTACCTATTACAGCTGCATTAGCTGTTGGTTGGTTTTTATTTATAATTCTTAAATTTATTTTAGCGCAAGTAAACGATAGAATTTCAAGTTTAGGTAATGCTTTATTATCTCTAGAAAATAAAGTTGATGTGATGAATAATGATATTGTAAAAATTGACGCTCTTTTTTCTAGTGCATTTAATGTTGAACCAAATCTTGATCGCATTGCAGCGAGCGAAGGTAAAGAAGATTGTAGAGACGATTAATTATGAGCGGTTACGAATTTTCACATTGGGCTGATATTATAACAAAATTTGGATTCCCTGTTATTGCTTTAATAGGTTTAGGTTCATTTATATGGTATATTTGGAAGTGGGTAACTAAACAAGTTAACCCTTCTTTGGATAAAGCTGGAGCTTCTTTAGGTAAACTTAAAAAACAAATACAAGCTTTAGATAATGATATGATAAGACTGGATATGAAATTAAAAATATTAATTCAAGAACGTCATATTATAGATAAAAATAGAAAAGAACTTATATCAGAAAAAGAAAAACCCTACTAACCGCAGCTAGTAGGGGGCTTAGATGCTCTAAGAGACAATCTAAGGGATGTAAAGTAGTTACTTCTTTGTTGAAGTACGCTTTCTCGTCTTCTTTACTTTTGCTGTTAGCTCTTTAGCTTCAGCTTCAGCTTTTGCAGCTAATTCAAGAGCATCTTTAACGATTTGCTCTGATTTTGCAGCATTATTGCGAAATACCAAGGCACCGGCAATAAAACCTGCAACGAAGATTATTAATGTAATTAGAATATCCATAAGACAATTATTTAATCAAAAATATGACCATGTTCAACAATAAATATTAATATGGACGACACACAATTAAAAAAACTTTCTAAAATTGAATTAGAGGAATTAGGTAGAACAAAAGGTATTGAATTGGATAGAAGATCTAATAAAAAAACATTAATAACCCAGATATCCAGTTTATTTAAAAAGGAATCCTCAACGACATCTAAAGCAGCTAGTTCACCTGAACCTGTTAAATCACCTGTAAAACCAGCATCGCGCGGATTTCGTGTAAGTCCCGGTAAATCTAACGCATAATTTATTAAATAATAATATGAGCAATCTTTCTTTTAATAACGAACTTCTTTTTGGTAGCGGGTCTGTAACTGACGGCGTTTCAGGTATAGCGGGTACCAATACTTCAAAAATTCTATATAATGCTGATGATAAGGGTACCGATACTGCTGTTGTTACGACTTCTGCTACATTAGACGGTACTGAATATGAATTTGATTTATTTGCTGGCTACGACGGTAGTGTTCTATCTATTATCGATGAAAATCGTTTTGCAACACAATTTACTTTTGCATCCGGTGCAGCATCTCAAACTGAAACAGATTCTGGCTATATTTCAGTGAGCCCTTCACTGCGTAGATTATATACACTCGGTTACGTTTAAAAAATAATTTAAAAACATTAAAAAAGCCGTAATTAAATTACGGCTTTTTTTTACTTTTTAGATTTTGAATCACTCGTCTTCCAGTAATACTCATCAGTATCGCCGAGACGGTATTGATAGCCATTCTCAACCTGATAGTATTTCGTACTTACTTTAAAGTCAGGCATCTTTGGTTCCGGGGGTGTAAGAGAATTGTCATAAACTCTCATCCTATTATTAGGATATAATGCATATTGTCCATTCTCAAGCTCAATACAATTAAACGATTTATGCTCTTCCGGTACTTCTGCAGTTGAGTAATCGATATTATCAGGGTCTGAGTGGTAGTTATCCAGTGTAAACATATACGTACCTTTTAGCACTTCATGGCTCCGAGTAAAAACTTCAAAGTCCATAGATCCTATAAATTGTTTAAATATTGCCGTAACTCCATAATCCATACAATTCCAAAACTGTAAATCCTGCAATGGTAAATCCGGTGATGGTGTTTCAGGTGATGATACAAACGCTGATATCGGTAGCTTATCATATAATGCTCCATATTCTGGTAAATATGTTTCAAAATAGAAAGCTCTACCAGGTAGTGATTTAGCACTAACCCAATGACCTTCAACGAACTCCCCGTGACCTTCTTTACCGTCATGCAGATATTCTTTGCGAATATATACTTTTGCGCTAGGTAGGTTGCATATCAACTCACTCATAATCTAGACTTTAAGAGCCATATCCCAGATGACTAACTGTAGTCTCGGGCTAAACTTAAGTGTATGTTTCTTACATAACTCAGCTACCATTGCAGATTTAGCAGTATGCTCTTCTCTACTACCACAGCAAGGCATTAACCAAACTCTTTCACGGCTAACTAAACCATTATCAATATATTTTTCAAATAGTTCCTTCTCGTCATCTTCATTATTAATGACAAATTTAAAGCAAGAACCGAGTTCATTATGGTATTTTAATACGTCGGGTTTATATCTAAGCTTTTCTGCATCACCGTTATTACTCATCTTTGGAGATACGGTAAACGTTGCTTTATATATCGAAGACCATTCCGGTAGAGG